CCCCTTCATCGCCGATCCTACGGTACGGACTACCCGGTACTTCGTGTGCGATCCCGGTGGGAGTAAACCGTGGGTGGCGATATGGGCGGCAGTCCTGGAGGATGGTACGATCTATGTGTACCGGGAGTTCCCTGATTCATCGATGGGCCAATGGGCATTACCACATGTGAATGGGTTGGGCAAGAGCGTGGGTAAACCGGGTCCTGCACAGCGTCCGCTCGGATGGGGATATGCCGCATACAAGGAGCATTTCGAGGCGTTGGAGCAAGGCGAGGATATCTTTGAGCGAATTGTTGATCCCCGCATGGGAGCCGCCACGGTGCGCGAGAAGGAGGGGGAGAGTAATATAATTAACACTATGGCGAACCTTGACTTTGTTATGCGACCCGCTCCGGGCGTGGAAGTGGAGGCGGGTATTGCGAAGATCAACGATGCCCTGGCATGGGATGATACGGAACCGATGTCGGAGAAGAATAAGCCAAAACTCTTTGTGTCTGACAGGTGTGATAACTTTATTACCTCGATGCTTGAATATACGGGCAGTTCCCGTCAGGAGCATTTTAAGGACTTTGTTGATACTATCAGATACCTAATGGTCAGCGGACCTGACTATGTGGGCGGTGGAAGCCTTATGTGTACAGGTGGTGGGGGATATTAATCTTGCCAAATAGGCTACAGAACGCTACATTATGCTACGCATATGCAGTCTGCCGCCGATCCCGAACTTTTATATGTCAGTAAGGAGCCTGATGTTGACTATCTTGCGGAAACTTATCGCAGGACTCAGTCGGAGTTGGGCGAATGGTTAGACCGTAGACAAAGAGATTACGATGTAAGGAACTGCTTATGGGCAGGGAAGTCGGATGATTTCAAAAAGCACTCCCACCTAAGTTCCACCGGAGATGTATTTCCGTGGGATGGGGCCTCTGATCAGGAAATCCGCATGGTGGATAATCAGATAAATAAGTGCGTGGCGATGTCCTGCAATGCGGTAAGATCCGCACATATCGTGGCTACCCCTGTGGAATCAGGTGATATCGAGCGTGCAAATGTGATATCGATGTTCCTGCGATGGTTAATGAACTCCAAGATGGAGGAGTTTTACGATCAATTGGAACTCGGACTTAACCACTTTTTCGAGAAGGGCCTGATGGTCCATTATGTTTATTGGGATTCCAAGGAACTAAAACAGCAACAAACCATCCGCCTGGATGAGATTGCACAGGTACTTCCACAGATCGCACAAGCGATCCAGGATGGCAGTATGGATGAGGAGTTATCATCCGCACTAAAAGATCAATTTAAAGTATCCAAGGCCAAAGCAAAAGCGATGCTCCGCGAGCTTCGCAAGGATGGCACAACCACAGTCCCCGTTACCCGCCAGGTCGTAAATCGACCACGCATCAAAGCGTTGGCACCGGATGAGGATGTTATTTGGCCCAACTATACAATCGATCCCCAGGAGGCACCATACTGCTTCCATGTATTGCACATGACTCCGGAGCAGTTGGAGTCAAAGATGAGTACGGAAGGGTGGGATGCGGATTTTGTGGAAAGGGCAAAAGACCTAGCCAAGCATACACAGGCGGATAATAGTTTGTATAACATCAGGCAGGAAGATGCGGTCATTCGCGATGATGATGAGACTATTAGAATAGTGTACTGTTATCAAAGACTGCTCGATGAAGATGGAGTCCCCGGTATCTACTGCACAATATTCCATCCCGATATTCCTGAGTTGTATGCCAAGCATGAACTTATGGATTACGCTCATGGTAAGTATCCATTCGTGGTTACTAAATATGAGAATGTAAGCAAAAGACTTTATTCGTCTCGCTCTATACCTGAAGTTGGTGAACCTTTACAGCAGGTAGCGAAGATTGAGAGTGATGCATTAGTTGATCGTCAATCATTAGCCACTTTACCACCTTTGGAACATCCGCTCGGAAGACCTCCAAGTAAGTATGGTCCTGGAGTCCGTATCCCTTATCGTACACCTGGCGAGATCCGTTGGGCAAACACACCTCCATTTGATGGCGGTAATGTGGAAGTCCGCAGATATATACAGGAATTATTTGACCGCTATATGGGAAATAATGCCCCAGGGGTTGATCCTGTGGAAGCACAGAATAAACAACAGGCCACGATCAATAAGGTATTTAATCACCTGAAGTATGTGATCGACCAAGTATGGACTCTGTATCAGCAGTACGGACCCGATGCAGAGTTTTTCCGCGTTACCGGAATGCAGGACATACAGAAGTTTAATAAGGGAAGACCCGGAGAAAGATTCGACTTTTACTTACAGTTTGATGTGGCGACACAAGATCCCGCACAAATGCTTGAGCGCGTAAAAGCGATTGCCGAGCTTGCCCCTGCACTCGACAGATCAGGCACATTGGATACCGAGAAGATGTTACAGATCGCAGTAGGGCAGATCATGCCTGGTGCAAGCGAGAAGATCATGATCCCCAAGGAGACAGCATCGCAGAAAGCGGTGGATGAGGAGAGGCAGACAATTGCTGAGTTAGTGGCAGGAGTACCTCCCAATGTTCGTCCGCAGGATTCGCATGAGATGAAGATGCAAGTATTTCAACAATGGTTATCACAGCCTGATATTCAACAGAAGGCACAACAAGATCCGGCTTTGCAGGAGCGTATTCAGACATACATGCAACAGCGTCAGATGCAGATTCAGCAGAAACAAAATGCTGAAATTGGAAGACTCGGTGCGGCTCCCACGCAGTTCGGGCAAACCGCTCAGACAGAAGCGGCATAGAAAGGGACATATATTATGCCAATGGTAGGTAAGAAAAAATTCGGTTACGGCACAAAGGGTAAAGCAGCGGCTAAAGCTTATGCGAAGAAGACCGGAAAGAAGATGGTCAAGCGTAAGAAAAAGTGAGCATCACTTATCGCAATGAGCGATTTTCAGGATATAACAAACCTAAGCGAACTCCTGGAAAGTCTAAAAAGTTTGCCGTACTTGCCAAGGAGGGTGACAAGGTACGCCTTGTTAGATTCGGAGATCCTAATATGCGAATACGAAAATCCGAACCCGCGCGGCGTAAATCCTTCCGAGCAAGACATAAGTGCGATGAAAAGAAGTCTAAATTAAGCGCCGGATATTGGTCATGTAAGAAATGGTAAGATGCCAAAGGACGCATGTTATAAAAAGGTAAAGGCACGGGTAAAAGTATTCCCATCTGCCCGTGCTTCCCAACAGATTGCCAAGTGCCGAAAAGCAAAAGGCCAGGTAAAGAAGTCCGCCAAAGGCGCATCCCTCAAAAGATGGAAGGATGAGAAGTGGAAGGATACCCGTAGCGGTAAACCATGCGGACAGGGAGGCAAGAATGAATATTGTCGCCCCACTAAAAGAGTTTCCAAGAAAACCCCAAAAACAAAAAGCGAAATGTCCAAGAGTCAGCTTGCCCGCAAGAAAGCGGAAAAGCGTAAAGTGGGTATGGGCAGGCGCGTAAAACCCGTCAGAAGAAGAGCATGAGATGTCTCATTTGCAGAAGGAAATCTATTGGATTGTACTGCTCGCGATGTTCTTCATCGAACGAGATGTGATCCTGGACACCATGTTTGCGATCCTGAACCTAGTCTACGAGAACTATAAATGAAAACAAATCACGAAATAGACCATGAAGATGCGATTAGAGCGCTGTCCACTCTCCGGAACGACCCCAACTTCAAGCGATATATTGAAATGCGTGAAAGTATGCGTGAAGAGACTATCCGGGCGTTGCAGACTCCGGAGAACATTGCAGACACAAACAGACACTTTTACATCACAGGGAAGCTCGAAGCGATAGACGAGGAATTGGACACTTTCTACAAGCTTTAGCTCGTTCCCAATCGTGACTTGCCCTCTGCGCTAGGGGTGGCGCAGGGGGTTTTTTATTGCCATTGTCAAGACAATAGACTACATTTTGCTACACTAGGCTACAGCCTTGATTATTATGGAAACATTAACCGAAGAGGTTGTCTCGGAGTCCTCTCAAAATTCCGTGGAAACAGAAACGAAAGCAGACGGTAATGTCTCAATGGCAGAATTTGCAGATCAGTTACTGAAGCGCAAACAAGCTAACGAAACAGAACCGGAAGCTACCACCGAAGAGACGGACGAACCCGCTGAAGAATCTGCGGAGCCTACGGAAGTCGCTGAGGAAACTACCGCCGAAGAAACGGATGACAATACGCTGTCCCCACAACCTTCGGAAAATGTTCTTTCAAAGTACGGAATCGACCTGGACAACCTGTCCGAAGAGGAAAGTCGCGAACTCGCAAAATCGCTGAACGCATCTGCGGTTAAACGGTTTGGCAGACTTACCGCTCAGAAGAAAGCACTACTAGCGGAAAACGCTGAACTGCAAGCGCAAGCCGAGCAGGCACAGCAAACGCAAGATACTGAAACTCCTGGGTTCCTCAAGGACAACGCTCTACACAATGTGGCTGATGAGCAGGCACTCATGAAAGAAGTCGAAAACCTCAACACTCTAATCGAGTGGGCAGAGGATGGGATGGAAAACGAGACCCAATATGACGATGACGGAAATGAGTATGTCCTCAAGGATGGTGACAAAACCTACACCAAGGCCGATCTGCGGAGAATAAAATCCAACGCGAATAAAATTATACGCAAGGATGCCCCCGCAAGACAGGCATGGATCAAGGAGCGTCAGGCATCTGATCAGCAGGCATTGCAAACATTCGAGTTTCTAGGAGACGCGGATAGCGATGACTACAAGTTGTTCATGCAAGTAAAGTCCAACAAACTTTATAAGCCCTTGGTTGACCACTTACCAAACTCAAACTTCGCCCTGGCACTCATGGTGGAAGGATTGAATGCAGTAAAGGCACGCCAGGAACAGAAGTCGAAACCCGCCCCCAAGCCAAAAGCACCCGTGGCATCCACGGAAGCAGGAGCGGCTAGGGCAAAGACTCCACAAGCGGCAAAGCTGAAGGCTGTGGAGGCGGCGTATAAAAAGTACGAAGAATCCGGATCAACGGCGGACTATCAATCTTATCTAAAACTTAAAAGGAATTAATAAAAAATGGCATCTACAAAAACATATTCAGTAGCCGGAAACAGGGAGGACCTCAGCGATATCGTCACCTTGTTAGAACCCGAATCCACTCCATTGGTATCAATGGCTAAAAAAGGTAACGCAACAGGCACATTCTTTGAATGGCAATGTGATGACTTAAGTACCGCCGCATTTGCCGGAGTACTTGAAGGCGAAGACGCATCATCCTTTGATGATAAAGCCGCTAACCGCGCAAAGCTTGGTAACTATGTACAAAAGCTTCGCAGAACTTACGCAGTTTCCGATCTTCAGGAAATCGTTGATACAGCCGGAGTTGCAAGCGAGTACGCAAATGCCGAAAGCAAAGCTGTTCGCGAACTTAAAAGAGATCTCGAAGCCGCTGTCTGTTCCGCACAAGACCGTGACGCTGATGATGGAACCAATCCATACAAAACTCGCGGTATGCTCAAATGGTTAGGAGTTGGTGGTCAGCCTGCTGATGTACCTGCCGGATTCCAAAATGTCGCCAACGACACAACCGGAACTCAGACAGAGACTACCTTCAACGCAGTACTCCAAGAGCTTTACGAAGCCAACGGAATGCCTGGTGGACAACTCACCTTGATTGCAGGTCCTGGACTTAAACGCGAAATCTCAAACTTCGCTCGTCAGGAAGGCACCACAACTGCCCTTAATTACCAAGTAACACAATCTGCTGAGAGCAAGAAGATCAGCTTGACTGTAAACTTCTACGAAGGAGATTTTGGTAATGTGGCAATCGTGCCATCCGTGTTCGTTAACAGAACATCCGGATCAGCTACTATCGATGCAGACGCAGGACTCCTTATCGATCCTGAGTATGTAGGTATCCACATGCTTAAAGCTGAGTCTACTTCTGAG